AGTTCTTCGCTGCCAGCCAGCGTCTTCGCGCCGTTGGCCGTGGATGTCTCGGTGAGTTGCAGTCGGCGTAGCCGGCGAACGTCGATGATTGCCATGGCTACACGTTGATCGCTGCGAGGCCGAATCCGTTTTGCTCTGCCAGTGCCACCAACTCGTCGATGCCGTCAGCCGCCCGCTCGTTGCTGTCGGCGATCTCTTTCATCGGGTCGCTTGAAAGCCGGGCGTCGCCGCCGCGTGCAAGCAGGTTGCGGAATGACTCGCCTTCCGACGTGCCGACGACGATGGCCTTGAGCTCTTTCGACGACGCCGCGACCGACTGCTGGATTCCCTGGCCGCCCTTCTTCAGCCCGTCCTCGACATCCTTCGCTGCCTTTTTCGCGTCGTTGAGAACGCGAGTCATGGCGTCGTCCCACGCCTGAAAAGGGTTCTTGATGTTCTCAATTCCTTTGTCTAGAGCCTTGGCTGCCTCTTGAAACAGCTTTACGGCACCAAGCTCGGCCAGTAGAGCCATTCCGCGAGCCCAACCCTCTCGATTTCTTATCGCGTCGCCTGCTCCAGAATCTTCCTGCGCAAGGTTTGAAAGTTGATCGGCGGTGCCACGCAGCCTGGCAGCGAGTGCACCTTGCTTGATGAGGTCCATCGCGTCGGCTAACAGCCGCAGCATGTGCTGATGCGGCGTGGTGAGCGACTGAAACATCTGGCGGAAACCGTTTTCAAGCGACTCAACGAAAGTGGCAATCGCGTCAGACCAATCGGCAAGGAACCGAAACATGGGGCCAACAAGATGCTTTTGCAGCATGGCCTGGCCGGTCGCAAGTGTTCCCCAGATAAGTTGAAACCCACCATAAATGACAGTCGCTCCGGCCGAAACTTGACGCAGGCCAGCCGTAAAACCCTTTGCCATCTTGTCGGCGAGGCTCCACCCGCGGACATTCTTCTTTAACAAGTCCAGAATCAGCGTCGCAGCCGTAGCGATGGCTGGCGCAATCCGAGCAGTCAACTGGTTGATAAACCCAGTTATAGGGACAGCTAGACGGCTGAGGGCATCGTTCATCTTGTTGATGCCCTGCCGCTGCACTTCGGTGATATCCACGCCGAACACCCGATGCAGCTCTTCCATCTCGGCGACGGCACCGGCGGCACCAGCTTTGATGAACGCCATGCCCTGAGCGGCGTTCTTGCCGAACACGGCAATGGCTGCGGCCGTCCTTTGGGCTGGATCGTCAATCGCCACAATCGCGGCAGCAATCGCTTGGAACTGCTGCGCCGGCGACATGCCCCGCAATGCCGCCAGATTCAGTCCCAGCGCCCTAAATGCTTCGACCGCTGGCTTCGCGCCTTCTCCCGCCTTTACCAAAGTCATCTGCATTTTCGTCAGTATTGACGACACAGACGACACGTTGACGCCGACTTCATCTGCTACAGCAGACAGCGTCTGAAACATTCCGATAGACAAGCCTAGACGCTCTGCGGATCTTCCTGCGTCGTCGAGCCGGCCACTTGCTTCCGCGATAGCACGGAAAGGCGCAGTGACTGCGGAGATCACAGCCAGCGGAAGCAGCAGCGTCTTAATGGCTGCAGTCAGAACCTTAACGCCGAACGTGGCAATGCCTGCGTTCTTTGCCATGGCAATGAGAGACGACCCGAACGTGCCGAACAGACCGGACAAGTCCGTAAACACGATGCCCGAATCGTCAGCCGATTGGTTGAGGGCCGAGAACGTACTTGTCGAGTCAGAGGCCGCCTGCTGAAAGCCGGCCAGCTGCTTGCCGGCAGATGCCAATCCGGCCGCGAGCCCGCCGGTGCTGGCGGTAATCGAGACGTTGACGCGACCGAAGTTGTTGGCCATGAATCACCGCGGGATCGCGTTCAGGATGTTGCGTATCTGCTCTGGCGTCTGTGCCCTCTTTGGCACCGGCATCATGTCTTCGGGCTTCTTGAGCGGTGCGTTCTTCCTGCGGTTGGCGTTGTATCGCTGCGAGATTTGCACCGCGTCTCTGAGCCACTCGTCTCCCCACGGCTCGAGCAGGTAGTAGCCCATCCAGCCGTACAACTGATCGACCGGCATCACCTCGGCCAGCCCGCCAGGCCCCTCGACGTTCCACTCGCCCAGCTTCAGTGCCAGCCGGTACAGGAACGCGAGAACCGGCGAGCGTTCTATTTTCCCGCGGCCTCCTCCACTGCGTTGGCACCAATGCCGTTGAGCTTGAAGCCAGCATCGACGATGGCCTGCACGATGTCCGTGTCGAGCTCGCCAATCCACTCGGAATCGGAGTCCTCAAACATCCGCGTGCCGTCTTCGTTCACGCAGACGAGCGTGACGAACCGAGCACGGACGTTGTCAAGGTTGACGCTGCCGCCGACCTTGCCGCCTGTCACCATCTGCTCGAATCGGTCGCGGTCCTTCGCCGAGAACTTTGCCACGTAGACGGTGCCGAGCTCCGGCACCTCCACAGCGACACGCTGGCGAACGCCACGCCGGGCCTTGATCTGATCACGAGTAACAGCCACAGTCCGCGCCTCCTGCTACTACAGCGTGCCGCTCAGCTTGATGGTGAGCGTGCCGCTGTTCATGTCTTCCATCTGGGCACCGGCTTCGAATCCGGTCGCATAGCCGAACGCACTCCAGAGCGTCGTCGTGGTGCCGCCGCTGGCCCAGTACACGTTCACGACCTGATTGGTGGCGACGTTGGCTAGGTCGGCCGTCGGCTTGATCGCCGGGTCGAAAAGCACCTCGACCGAGATCTCGCCGGGATCGTAGATCGCGGAGCCGATGAACTCCTTGGCACTGCTCAGCATGTGCGTGGCGTCGGCAACGGCACGCGAGACGCCGCCGTGATTCACGCCGGTGATCTTGTACCCCGTCGCGGAGTGGAGCGCGGTTCCGAAACCCACGAACGTGCCCTGTCCGATGTCGATGGCCATCTCTTACGGCTCCTGATAGGTGATCTCTACGGTCAAGTCGGTGCGGTAAATCGGCAGCTGCTCGCCGCCGGCCTGCGGCTCAGTCGTGTCGTCGTCGTTCTTTACGACAGCCAAGCGTATCGCCGCAGACTGCTTGTATTGTAAGGCGACACGTACGGCCCTTGACAGGTTTCGCACGTCCACCAGCGACGTTCCCAGGCACGAAATCTGGTACGTGACTCGGGCAATGCCGGTCATTCCCCGCATGTGCATGAACGGCCCGCGGTTGGCCTGGTCCTGGGCGTAGACGATGCACGGCAGCTGTGTGCCCTGCGGTGCCTGCGTGGAGAAGATCCGCGAGCCGACAAGGGACGCAATGTCCGCCTGGGCCGACAGCGTCTGCCTGACCACCTCGTCGATAAAGGTGACTGAGGGCACGCTACTTCTTCCCGTACTTTCGGCGGATTAGCCGACGCTCTTCCTCGGCAATCGCCTTGCCAAGATTCATCTCGAGCTTGCCGATTAGCTCCTCTTTCATCCGCGGCAGGTTCTGGTCGGCCCACGACTGAAACTTGCCCGAGCCGGTGTACCCACGAACGCTCTTGAAAAACACGGTCCCGCCTTCGTCGCCACCGAGCAGCGACACCTTGTCCTTCAGGTAGCCGTACTTGCTGGCGTACCGCATCGGCAACTTCAAGGCCAACGCACTCTTCGGGTAGCGGTCGTTCACGCCCTGCTCGGTCCAGTAGGCGTGAAAGCCGAGCTCGCGGTTGTTGCCGCCCGTCTTGCTGCGGTATCCGACGATTCCAACGGCTGTGGTCGTCTTCTTTTTCTCCAGCTTGAGCCCCACCGAACGCCGCAGGTTGCCCGTCGGCCCCTTCGGCGTGAGTGCCTTCACCTCGGGCACGGCAGCCTTGACTATCTCGCGGACGCTGCTGCCCAGGTACTTACGCTGCACGCCCTTGGACAGCCGCGTGAATCCACGCAGGATGTCCTCGACGCCCTCGACGGTAGTGGCAAACTTCGCCATCAGTCCACCACCTCCGTCACCATGAGCTCGTGCTCTTCGCGGCGGCCCCGCTCAACGGCTGACATGATCTCGAACGTCCTGCCGTCGGCCACCATCCGCATCTTTGGCTTGAGGCCGGCGGTGTACCGCATCCGCACCCGGTGCGTGACGTTGCCTTCGGTGGCCATGGCGGTCATCTGCTCGTTGCCACTCAGGGGCAGAATGGCGATCCACCGCGTGGCGAACGTGCTCCACGTAAGGATCGGCTCGCCAATAGCGTTGGCCGACTCGGCTGGAGTCTGCACCGTAGCGAGCGTGTCCATGATGCCAGAGCGAAGCATGTGCTAACTCGCCGCCACGCCATAGAGAATCAGCGTGTAGTCAGTCGTGGTGTTTTGGGCTTTGATGCGAAACTCTTCCGCCGTCACTGGCAATCGCGTTACAGCCGTTTTGCCAAACGAATGCAGCCGCACAAAAGGGCATCCCTCTTCACTACCACCCTCAAGCACAACGTCAGAGCCGCGCACGGCGGCGTAGCTAACGCTTGCGAATGTGACCACTCCGCCAGAAGCGTCACGGTAGCCAGTCGGCGACAATGGGTAAAAAATAGTGGCGGCAGTGTTGGCGGTACCAGTGAACACGGCGGCCACCAATGCTGTTGACGAAAACGTATCGGCAAGCGTGATCCGCTGCACGCTTTGCACGCCGTTGGTGGTGTGCGCG